TTGCATCAGTGACAAATAGAGGCTCAGAGTACCCCATCAACCTCTCGGCTATAAGCGTATTGATGTAGCCATCAGCAGATGTGCTTGGCTTGCCCTTGGTGGTGATTAGCTTATGGAACTGACTGGCACTAGGTCGTCCTACCCTAGCCGCCAGCCATTCCTCACTGCCCTGTTCGGCTTCAAGAATTTTCACTTTGTGCCTTCTTGTTTAGCATAGCCAGCGCACGTTCAAACTGCACAGCAGGCAGATCGTCTACCGAGCTACACTTGAACACTTGGCAGAACTTCTGCACATCAGACTCAGTAACTTCTAGCAGAGCCTTGAGTTGTGCCGCCTGATTGCCAGTAACAGGTGCATCCTTGACTACGCTAGGAAGTTCTTCACCAGCGTACAGATAGATGCCTAATCCAAACATAGCGATACACTTCACCAGGCAGCGCATACGGGCATCCGATATGTCTCTGGATGTAGGGCCAACAATAGATTTGTTCCTATTATCCATTACTGGCAGCCACATAGTGTGGGTTATACCCTCGACAGTGACAGCCACAGCGACCTCTACTGTCTCTCCGCACAAAGTCATTGGATCACTATACTCATAGGTGGCATTAGGATAATGCTCCATCAAGGTCTGCCACGCCCAAGCCCATGATAGGTAGGATAAGTTGCCTTTCTTTTCTACATGCTTGCTACAGTCTATTGCTGATAGCGTTTTCCATACATTACTCATTGTTCTGCCCTCGCTGTTTGTGATTGTTCCATTGCATACTGTTTGCCATAGCCTTCATAGTAAGACTCTGACTGCCCGTCTAGGGCATCATAACCGTACAGGCAATCAAGCTCTCCACGATCAAAGTCATTAAGATCATTAACGTCCATCATTGCCCCCTCGCATAGCCAGCAAACTCTTCTTCTGGAACCCTGTAATACTCACCGTACACGCCATCTATAATATCCCTTAGCGTACTCTCTAGGCTCATATAGATGTCATCGCGCATCTTAATGCTTAATGTTTCTATCTTAGAGTGCAGGTATAAGTGATCTAGAAATTGTTCTTGGTCAGAGCATGACACCGGCAGGTAATCATCTCTCCAGCTTGGCATGGCTTTGAACCACTGATAGCACAGCTCATCTTTGTGCTCATCGGTTAGGTCAATAATGTCGCCAGTAAAGTTTTTTGCTTCAGACTCATACTTATGCATTGCGTCCCATAAGAAGTCTTTAAATTGTTTAGTGCCTGTATTCATAACGCTTCCTCTTGTTTGTGTGCTGACCATTTTACCTGCCTGTAAATAGTTGTCAATAGCCTATTGCAAATTATTTTACATAGTAATATGATGGCACCTCATTCACAGGAGAACACAGATGGACATTAACAAATCATTAGACTTTTTTATGGCGCATGAAGGCATGAGCCAGGCTGACATGGCAAGACAGGGACACCTAAGCCCTGCAACTATTAGCCTTATCAGGAATGGTCACAGAGACCCAAGCTTAAAAACCCTTATGGCTTTCGCCTCACTGTTCGCAGTGCCACTGTCTGTATTTATTCAGGCTGGTGAACATGGATAATCCAGGCTACTACGCCAACATCCCTGCTAACGTAAGGTATGACAAGGAGTTGTCAGCTAACGCCAAGCTGTTGTATGGAGAGCTAACTGCCCTTAGCAATAAGGAAGGGTACTGCTGGGCTGGCAATCAATACTTCGCCTCTTTGTACGGGGTTACGAAGGTCACAGTAAGCACATGGATAGGCCAGCTTAAAGAGAGAGGCTACATAGATGTGCAGATGCAGTACAAAGAAGGTAGTAAACAAATCCTTAATAGGTATATAAGAATATCTGGGGAGGGTATTAAAGAAAATCTTAATACCTCACAAAGAAAATCTTATGACCCTATTAAAGAAAACCTTAAAGATAATAATACAATTAATAATACATCTAATATTACAGTTAATAAGGGGGAAACAAGTTCCCCAGATACACAAGGAAAGTTTGTTCCACCTACTATCGACGAAGTAGTTGATTACTGTAATCAAAAGATGAACGGTGTTGACCCATATAAGTTCTGGCACTTCTACGACTCGAAGGGCTGGATGGTTGGGAAAAACAAAATGAAAAAGTGGCAGTCTGCTATAGCCACTTGGACTAAACAGGAGAGACCTAATGACAAACATAAACGCCCTAGTGAAGCAGGCAGTAAGTGGCTCGACCTCAACGCGGAGTTCTAGGACTGAGGAAGAGACTCAAGCTGTCAACTATTTGTTTGGATTGATGGCCGTTGTTTTCGGTGATAAGAAGATGAGCGTCACCTACCCTGACAGCATGTTGCTGGCCACAAAGAGTATGTCAGCCCCGCAGATAGCTGGGTTCAGTAGAGGGCAGATTGATAAGGGCATTGCCTTTATTAAGTCAGAAAGAGAAAAGGGCAACCCAGAGTTTGAGTGGCCTAACCTAGATAGGGTTGTTGGAGCTATCAAGGAGGCTAACAGACATAGACCGCTACACCAGATGTACGAGAAGCCAGCCGCACTGATTGGGCATGATAAAACTAAAGCCAATGAAGCTGCCGAGAGGCACTTGGCTGAATTAAAAAGCATTTTTAAATAACACAAAGAGGAAATACCATGACACAACACGAACGAGTATTAGATTATTTGACTGACGGAAAGAAGCTCACCTGTCTTAACGCATTTGCTGAACTGGGAATCACCCAGGTTGCATCGAGGATTCTTGAGTTGAAAAGGGAAGGCTATACGATCCTGAAAAACAACATCAAGGTGACTAATCGTTATGGTGAAAAGGTAACAGTTGCTGAGTATTACATGGAGAAAGCTTAATGAAACAGCTTAATATTGTAAGAAAAGTAGAGTTCATAGGCGATCATCCAGAGTTTGAGACTGGAAAAGAATACAGCTATGTCGAGTACAGCAATGGCATCCATAATGCCACGGGCAAGAAGGTGCCGCCTGGTACTATGAAGCAGCGGCTATACAGGAAATCATTTTGTGAAACCAAAGACCTTAGAACTGTTGAAGAGAACGTGAAAGGCCCTCGTCGTGGGCTAGGGTTTGATGCCCAGCGCAAAGCAGAGATACTCAGTGCTAGTCGTCTGGAGAACAAGCAGGAGAGAATGATGGCCAAATGGCTAAAGGTGGTACTGTAATGCCAGAAGCATATACAGTTAACAGCGACCACACTAAGGAGTCATTTAAAGACTTTGTTGACAAGCTATGGGAAGGTAAGAACTACATAAGATTCCAGTATACATTTGCCAAGACAAGATCAGGTAAGCAACAGGCTGCTATGGAAGTGTACTTTAGGCTTGCTGCTGAGAAGCTAAATGATGCTGGAGTCTATCAACAGATAGATACTAAGTTTTTTTCTGAACCTATGGAGATACCCTGGACGCAGGAATCTTTTAAGAATGTCTGGAAGCTAGTTCAGAATAAGATGTTTGAGATAGATTCTACTACCGCCATACATTCAGACAAGGTATCGAAGGTGTATGATGCCATGAACCGAGGCATTAGTGAGCGCACTGGTGTCTATATTCCATTCCCATCAAAGGATATGTTAGATGGCAATTAAAAGAGATGCAGCTGACAAGTGGTTTAGTGATGTAGTCAGAAAGAAGGCAGGATTTATCTGTGAGCATTGTAAGAAGTCAGGCTCTAGGATGGAATGCGCTCATATCTATGGTCGCGCAGCCAAGTCTGTTAGGTGGTCAATGGATAATGCCATGTGCCTATGTCACTACTGTCACATGCAGTTTACCGCTAACCCATTTGAGTTTACGGCATTCTGTGTAGACACTTATGGGGCTGGACACATGGAGTTACTGAGAGAGAAGTGGAACGTATTGATGCCAACCAACAAGAAGCTAAGGGCTGAGATAGCGAAACACTACCGAGAAGAGTTTAAAAAAATGGAGGCTGATAAAACTTATGAGCCTGTATCATACAATTAGGAGAATGTTATGAATCAAGAAAATGTTTTAGGGCAGATGCTAGACACCATAGAGAAGCACAAGTACACAGACCTGAGAGATCAGATGCTTAACATCTTGGAGTCAGCCGTCTACGGCAATGCCAGTGGCTATGCTAGGAAAGAGCTGCACAATATGTGGCTTGAGATTCAGGATAGGATTGATGGAGACTCTTCTCCGCCAGATGAGGAGCAGTTAGGCTTGCTTAATCCTACGTTTGATGTAGAATCATAAATGCAATAACGCACTAACCATGTTGTTGTTTGTCTCTACTCCCCTTTTGGCCCTGCATACGCGGGGTCTTTTTTTTGGTATAATACGGGCATGAGCAAAAGCCTACTGAAAAGAATCGGAGTCTCTGGGTACGATAAACCCAAGAGAACGCCCGGCCACGCAACAAAGTCCCACGTTGTAGTGACTATGGTGGATGGTAAGCCAAAGACTATTAGGTTTGGTCAGCAGGGTAAGAAAGGCTCCCCTGATGGATCAAAGCGCAACGAGGCATTCAAAGCTAGACACAGAAAGAACATAGCCAAAGGCAAATCGTCTGCGGCTTACTGGGCTAATAAGGTGAAATGGTGATTGGATTATACGCAGGAATACTGGCCAAGCATAAGCAGCGAGTAGAAGACGTTGGTGGCGTTATGGCGAAACCTTTAGTCAAGGGTTCCCTAGCAGCCAAGGCACTTAAAGAAGGCAAGAAGCGCAAGCGCAAAAGCCTGATGCGTTAGTAGCACCAAGCCACGGGCATTGTCCGTCTTACGTCAACGTGAACAAATCCCTTAGCAACACCTATCCCAGTAAAGCCCATAGCAGCGGCATGCTTAATTATCTGCATCCTTTCAGAACCACCAGACACAGCGATGTCAGCAGCAATCCCTTGGGCGTGAGTGCCAGGCGATCTCTTGGCTCTCTCTATAGAATGACTGGGGCTTCTGTAACCAGATGTAATGTAGAACGGGAACCCACATACATGACGAAGGTGATCAAGCTTATGAAGGAATCCCTCGTCCATCTCGTTCTCACCAGTCTCTTGGCAATCGAAGTCTTCTATCTTAAAGTATCTTAACTCTACCACGGTTACTTTCTCATATTCATTAGTTTGCTTGCGCCCTTAATGCCAAAGCTGGCACTGATAGCGACAAACAAAAGATATTGATACCACTCTGGCAACCCAGTAAGGGCATGAAATGCTTTCTCAACTCTATGTATTACCGACATATCATCTACCACTATTGCATAACCAATCATAAAGATAGGAACAGATAAAACAATAGTCCAAAACTCGTCCTTCCAGGAGGAGGAGGAAGCATCAGCCATCTTAGCTTCCCAGTCAGCATCATTCTGAATCACGTTCATCTTAGCTTCGTGCTTTGCCTTTGCCTGGTCGGCCTTGTTCTTTAAAAAGCCGCCTGCTAAATCTGCGATAGGGCCAATTAATAGTTTCAGCATTACAACATGCCTTTCTCAATTAGGAATAAACCGATAATTAAGGGATACATGCCCCAAAGCATCATCTCGCTTTTCTTGAACCTTTCGGAACCTTCTTCCAGGCGCTTCTCGATGTTTTGATAACGGATGGCGCATTCTTTCTCGTGGCCTTCTAGTCTAATCAGGGCTTCCTTAACGGTGGCCATTTCTATTCCTCATTTATTGTTTACTTTAATGGATTGGAAACGTAATCAAGTGCTTCCCAGACCGAATCTAAGTCACGCCCAATTGCCTGTATCCTCTTATCAATGTCTTCGCTTTTCGCTGTAATTAGTTCAGCCTGCTTTACTGTTGACTTCATGGTCTCAATGTCTTTTTCAAGATCAGTGACCTTTGTCTTGATGTCCAGTAGCGCGGCTTGCTGATCCTTAATCGTTACGAGGTTTACGCCCAGCTCGGCTAACTTGCCTTGCAGTTGACCTACATCGTTTGCTTCAAGCTCTTGCTCTACCAGTAGAATCTTCTCCTCCAGCGGTGCGATGTCAGGAATCTGTTGTGACTCTACTGCCTCTAGCCTTGAATACAGTGAGCTTGCTGTCCATACGCCACCGCCAAGGGTAGTTGCTAGGCTTAGAAGTATTGCGACGTAGACACCTTTAAAAGATGTACCGCCTATCGTTAACTCAGTTTCAGCTAAACTCATGTGCCATCAGACTCCGTTGATTCATCGCATTCATTTCCATAGACAAAACATTGATAACCCAAGTGTGTAGGCCCAGTTATATAAAGCTCAGACTCTTTACCTGCCAACAGAACATCGGAGCCAGAGAAGTACATATCTATCCCAAACTGATCTGTGCCATTTAGGAAAACGCTTGTCTGCTCCAGCATTCTTGTATTGGTCTGCCATGTCAACGTGACCGCTTGGCTGCCAGAGCTATAAGCTATAGAGCTATCTTCGACTGTTAGGTTTCTGTCAGCAGCCTCACTCTCTAGGAATGCAACCGCCTCTGGGTTTGCCGCAACGCCTAAGAATGCACCAGCATTGTTGGCATGGGTTTCTATATCATCCAGACTTTGGTTGTAGGTGTCCGCATCATCCTGATCAATGGTCAAAGTCTCAATGTTGTCTGCAACAAACTGTTGAACTTGAGCCTCATCGTCAGGGGTTGCTGCTGTCTCTGCTATTTCCGCGACATTCTGAACGGCAATCATATCCACAACAACCTCGGTAAATACATCCAAAGCTGCGTCCATAAGCTCAAGCTCTGCCGCTGCCTCTTCTTGCAGATAGTCTAAGGCGCTACCATAGGGCTTATAGGTTTGCATGCCAGACAGTGCTGCGTTGTACGCCTGTACTTGCTCCGAGCTGATATAAGCTGTTCCCGCTAAAGAGCCGTCAGAAATTCCTGCCCCAGTGTAAGCATAGCCTTGTGCTGCACCAGCAAGCATAATTCCTTTGTCCATCTGATCAACGATGGCAGAGGATGCCGCTATCAGATTGTCTAGCTCACTACTTATAGCGGAACTTGTCGCTAACAGACTGGCTAGAGTCGCTATCTGCAATCTCTTCTGTATCATGTTCTGCTCCTATTCCAAGTATTGAGTTGTACCACTTCTGAGTATCGCTGTACCGTTTTACTGGCTCTTTCTTGCTGTACGTTGCTCGCCTATAAACCCTGACCTCTCCGTAGTCTGGAATGTAAAGAGAAGGCTGCATCTTCATCAATAAAAAAGCGCGGCGACCTACAACCAATCTACCACCCTTGATGACAGGGCAGGGTGTTCCAGATACGAACATAGCCCTAAACACCGCTTCGTCTGCACACATAACAGCGATGGCTGCGACCTTCATACCGAGATCACTGAGAACCTTGGCATTCCTGCGCCTGTTGCAATACTCATCTATCTCGTACTTGCCTGTTGTGTATCCAACTAAGCCTGTCTGGATGCTGCTCCCAGTTCCTTGTAAGCATGTCTCCATTCCGTTGGACA